TTACAATTTAAAAATAAGCCTAATTTCATCAGGCGTGACTTCAACTCTTGATACCAACATTCTAACTATCTTTTTTTGTTCTTCGTAAGTCATTGTCGATATATCTTCCATCTTTATAACTTTTTCAAATGCAGGCTTATTGTTTGGCTTGTTTTTATTTTTGGCTATAATCTCTTCTATGCTATTTTTTTCTTTCAAAATCTTGTCACTTTTTTCTTTTAGATTGTCTAAATCTATCAAGCTGTTGATATATAGGTCATTTAATTTTGAAAGTTTATCATTAACCTTTTTTAGCTGATTATAATAAGTGTCTAAATTTGCCTCGGGCTTACCTTTATACAAGGATTCGATAATTTTAGGATTCAACTGTAGCTTACTGATTTCTGTTAAGACATATTTTTCAATATCATCAGCTTTATGACGCCTTGATTTTTCGCAAAATTTTCCATTATTATAAATGGTCGCCTTTGCTCTACCAGTGAAACGGTTAGGACATGAGTAGGTTCTTGTCCTTGTACCGTCTTTTTTAGGTCTATAACTGTCTATTTGTAAAGGAGCACCACAGTATCCACACTTTACGATACGAGAAAGTAAATATTTTCCTTGGAAAGCCCTAGTATTCGTTGCTTTTTCAGAGCGCTCACGTAGCATTTGCTGGGCACGTGTGTATGTTTCGTCGGATATGATTGGTTCGTGTAACCCGTCAAATATTTCTCCTTTATACTTGACTTTACCTGTATAAGATATGTTACTTAGTATTCTTGTAACCTTTGTAGGTCTCCAATTGTCAGGGTGGTTTTTTCGCAAAAATGTTGTGATTTCCATTATGCTCCACCCAGAATTGAGTTTATCAAAAATATTTTTGACGGTCTCAGCAGCAAATGGCTCTATATTCAACATTTGAGTTTCTTGATTGTAAACGTATCCGTAAGGCGGTGTATGCCATGAAGTTGTTTTCCCTGACTTTGCTCGTCCTTTAACACCTAGCTGCATACGTTCTTTGATTTGCTCCCTCTCAAACTCGGCGATAGCAGAAAGCAGTGTGATAAACAGATTCCCCATAGCTGATTTTGTGTCTATGTTTTCTTGTAAGCTAACAAAATCAACGTTGTTAGCGTTAAAAACGTCTTTGACTAAGTAGAGCGTGTCTCTGACATTTCGACTAAGACGGTCAAGCTTATATACGACTACAGTATCAAATTTGCCAGATTCAGCGTCTTGTATCATTTTTTGCATAGCTGGTCGTTCTAGCTTACCGCCAGAAAAGCCGCCGTCAGAATAGTTGTCGTAAATAACCCAACCCATAGCTTGACAATATTTTGTTAAAGCTTCAATTTGTTGACCGATTGAATAACCTTCCTCGGCTTGGTGTAGTGTAGAAACACGACTGTATATAGCTACTTTTCGTTTTGTTTGCATTGATTTATACCTCATTTCTTGTTAAAATGGGTATAGTAAAGAGCCCTACTAAAAGTAGGCTTTTACTATACTATTAATTATTAGCTCACGCTCTCCTCGTCCAAAATTTGAGCGTGGGCTTTTTTTGTTTACTTAAATAATTTCATGATGTCAGATAGACCAAATGTAGTTTTATGATAAACCTTGTTATAAGCTGCTTTCTTTGGATTCTTTACCCAGCCCATACCTTTTTTACCATAGCCGGGGATAATAGCTTTTTTAGCTTGTCTTTTCCATTTAGCAGTAGTACGAGCTTTCAAACTCTTCTTTAAACTCGGTTTTCTAAATCCAATTTTCATAGTTTAACCTCTTTAGTCAACTGTTACAGGGATAATATCTTCGTTTTTGCTTGATAATGCAACGACACGATATTGATTTGCGTCAAGTTTGTATTTTACAGAAATAGTAGTAGTATCGTCAGGTAGTTTCTTAGCAATATCTGAGACACTTTGACGCCAAGCTTTCAAAACAAGCTCTTGGCTGTCGTCAGCGGTGTTAGAATCAACAGCTTCAATAACTTCTTTCATACCACTAGCAGCTTCGTCACTTAACAAAATACTGATAACATTATGACCATCTGGGAAATTATCGTCAGATACGTTATTTTCAATTTTGATAGTCATATTTGAATCATTTTCAGGGTTCAAAGTCTCATTTAATTCTTTAATAACTGAATCATAAGCACTGTTATCTACTTTCTTGCTTGATGAAGCAGTAGTAGAGCTTTGAGACGTACTTGCACTTGATGAAGCGCTAGAACTTGCTGTTTTTGAGTTAGACGAACAAGCAGCGAGTGTAACGACTGAAAGAAGTGTAATACTTCCTAAAATAACTTTTTTCATTTTTATAATTTCCTTTATTTCAGCTTTTTGTGTGGTTCAGTTATTGCACATATTATTTATTCTTTTGCCATAGAGGCGATAATGATTTTAGCAACGTTTTCTTTCTCTTTTTCGGTCATCGGTGGCTCGTTAGGGTCAGCCACTGAAAATTCAATAGCATGCCACTTACCGTTAACTTTAATCCATTCTCTGCGTCTGTTGCAATGACAATCTAAGTCATGGCAGATAACTTCCATTGGTCTAATTTCTGAATCCATGTTATTAGTCCTCTCTATATATATCGACAATCTTTCCGATTGTTCGAATATCGTCCTCTTCCGATAAGGTAATATCATTATATTCAGGGTTCAATGATTTTAAATAAGTCTTTTTGAATTGTTTAACGTAGTTTTCGCCATTTACTTGAAAAACTCCAATTTCACCGCATTCAATTTGAGATGTTACCTTAATAAATAAAAAATCTCCGTTTTTAATGCGTGGTTCCATTGAATGCCCAACAACAATAGCGATACTATCGTATTCGTCATCGTCTGGTATTTCGTCTTCATAAAAGCTAACCATAGTGTCGTAATCGTCTTCTTGCCAGTAACCTGTACCAGCCGAAACTTTACCGGGAGCAGGTTTGTCAATACGTTTTCTGTATTCATCTATGGAAGTTATATCGTCATCTATAACAGTTCCCAATTTTTGGCTATCGAGCAGTTCGTTTCCATAATTGATTAATTTAGGTTTATTGTAATCACTTAACTCATCATATATAGATTGAATTTGCGATTTCTTCTCTTTAACATCATGAAGCACACTACTAGAATCTTGTTTAGCTCGATTAAAAAGAGTTTGAGGAGAAACTCCGAGAGCTTTTGCATAGGTTCTGATATCAATTTCATCTAATTGTCTTTTTCCATTTTCATGATTTGAAATAGTATTTTGTTTTAAACCTGTCAATTTAGACAATTCTTGTTGTGTCATCTTTTTAGATTTTCGAAGTTCTTTGATAGCACTCCCTAAAATATTATCCAATGGTAACACCACCTTTCCACTATATTATAAAATAGAAAAAATAAAAAGTAAATAAAAATATCTCAAAAAGTGATAAAAAGTTCTTGACAAAATATCTCGCTTTGAGATATAATGTACATGTAAGGTTGAGATAGGCCTTAACAAAGCAAGGGGGGTGAGCGTATGAAACCAAAGCGCTATCCGTATTGTGGAAACAAAAAACACTCTATCGTAGAAGCGATAAGAGCGTTTGAAAAAGCTTGGATTACTTTCAACTTTGAAAATCAAAAGCAAATAGTTGAAAGTAGCCGAAAGTTAAATGAGTCTACTTCGAAAGTTTACGAACTTCTGACTCAAGTTCATCAATTTTTTTCGTCAAGACATTGATTTTTTCGTTAGTAAACGTAACTTCTAAATCTTTAGCTTGAGCTTGCAAAAGAGTTTCAATCATGCCTAAAATTATATTGGTGTCACCCGAAATCATTTGTCGTAAAGAGTCGTATGTTTCCTCTTTAAAAGTATCGAAATTCTTACTCACATTTTCTCCTTTCAATATTTTTGTGTATGAATAAAAGAGTGTAAACGTTTTATTCACAAAATTATTATATAAAGTCTTTTAAGATTTTAAATCAGTCTAAAGACCGAGAGGAGCAGCAATGAGTGAAGACTTAATTATCGAAACAGCTGACAAGATTATCGAATCAAGCGAAACTTACGGAGAAGCATTGAAATTATGCAAACGAGTAGAGCGCGAAATCGAATTGCGTGCTTACGAGCGAAAAATTAAAACATAGAAAGGGGTGAGAATATGTCAGAAATGCAACTTTATCGTAAAAAGTTACGAACAGAATTCCTGTTTCCTAAAATAAAACTACGTAAAGAGCGACTTAGTCGTGAGTTGACTACATCGTATATGGCTCAACTAATCGGATTAACTAACCGTAAAGGTTATGAGGAAAAAGAAAGCGGCAAAATGCCTTTTAAAGATTATGAAATGGCTATTATCGCTAAAGAATTCGATATGAGTGAAAGTGATTTATTTTTTTAAATAAAAATATCTCAAAATGAGATATAAAACAGAAAGGAGCGAGAAAGAAATGATACATCATTACATTACACATTACGCCAGCAATGGCAAAGATTACGCCGAAGCGTGGATTCAAATTAATATTTTTGGAAAGTGCTTTTGTTTATCAAAAAAACGCACAACCATTGAACGATTGTACGCAGATAAAGATTAAATTTTCTTCCAACCATTACCTTTAGTTGAGGTTGGTGGAAGTCTATCGCCTTTTCCTATAGTTGCTGTATGACCATTAGAGACTTTTCCTCCAAGAGGTCCTACTTCAATATAACGACCTGGCGCTTGATTATCCGTTCCAGGTTTGATTGGTTTATTAGCCATATTTTCTCCTTTCCATAATATTTGACTTGCGATTTTCATAAGGAGATGAGAGGCCTTATTCAACCGTTTGTCATGTATATAATTATATCAAATTATATTGAATAGTCAATATGTAGTTGCTTTAAAAGCATCAACACACAATATATTGTGTTTTTAACTTAAAAAGGAGAATAACCATGTGGAAAAAAATTGAAATTTTATTAGCTGAAAAGAAGATGACCAAATATAAGTTAGCAAAAAAAGCTGGTTTAAATCAAAACAGCTTGATTGATTTAAAAAAAGGACGAAAAAAATCTTTAAAATTTGACGATGTTGTCAAAATCGCTGACGTTTTAGAAGTTAGTTTAGACGAATTCAGAAAGGATAATACATGAACGATTTAATTAATGTTACTTTAAACGAAAATCAAGAACCTGTTGTTTCAGGTCGCCAACTTTATCAAGTCTTAGGAGTTAAGAAACGTTTTAGCGCTTGGTTTGAACAATATTCAGATATATTTAGCAAGGGCTACGATTTTACAGGTGTACCCGGAGGTACACCCGTTAGAGGTGGAAATGGCAATATTCAATATTTAGATGATTATGCTCTCTCTGTTGATATGGCTAAGCATATTGCAATGATGACTAAAACTGACAAAGGTAAAGAGGTTCGTCAGTATTTCATTCAGGTTGAAAAAGACTTTAACAGTCCTGAGAAAATCATGGCTCGAGCTCTTAAAATTGCTGACCGTAAAATTATTAAACTTGAAGCAACAATTGAAGAGCAAAAACCTAAAGTTATCTTTGCTAACGCGGTCAGCGCTAGTCATACGTCTATCTTGGTTGGTGACTTTGCTAAGCTCATGCGTCAGAACGGCCTTAATTTCGGTCAAAATCGCTTATTCTCATGGTTACGCCAAAACGGCTATCTTATTAACAGGAAAGGTAGCAGTTGGAACATGCCGACGCAAAAAGCGATGGATTTAGGTCTATTTGAAATCAAAGAAACGACTATCAATCATTCAGACGGCCATATCAGCATTAACAAGACACCTAAAATTACAGGAAAAGGGCAATTGTATTTTGCTGATAAGCTGCTGAACAACAATGACATTGCTTAGTTAACCGTGCTCTTCAGGCTGGTTGATACGGCTCTAGTAGGTAATTACTCATAAATATCAATTTGATTATGTTTGATTTTCCTTACCAATATGATTTTTTATTCATTTACACGATAGTATCTCCTCTTTATTTTTTATCCGGCTGAAACGCCTGCTAGGGCTATATCAGCTAGCCTGAGAGCACAAAAAAGCCCTTAGCTAACGGCAATTAGTTAAAGGGCAAACATAAACTTTTACAAAGGTATTTTAACATGAAACGAAAAAAAGAACAATGGAAACCTAAGGTTACCAGTTATCGTGAAGTAACTGAAAACGATGAAATAAAGCTGGTTGAATTTGACCCAGCGAGCTATACAATTCCGGCAGGTCATTCGGTGTACAGAACACTTGTAGCAATCAATGAAACACGCTTAGAGGAGCAAACAGCATGACATATTTAATTATCGCAGTAGCAGTTTTAGCGATTACTGAAGTAATTACATTAACAGTGTTCGGTAAACGAGCACGTAAGAAAGAAGAACCAGTCAAACCTAATTATTCAGGTTGGGAAGTGAGTGCAATTGCATACAATCGTGCGCACGGTTTACCAGATGAAACGATTTAAGAGGTGAATAAATGGAAAATGAATATTTTGACACAGACGAAATCATGCTAATCGGTTTTGACACAGATGGCTGGCACGGGTGCTGGGGCGCAAAAGAGGAAGATGGTGATTAGGTGGCTGATAATAAAAAATACTATTACTTAAAACTTAAAGAGAATTTCTTTGAGAGTGATGAAGCTATCATTTTGGAAAGTATGCCAGATGGCTACATTTACAGCAATATCCTTTTGAAACTCTATCTTAGAAGTCTAAAAAACAATGGATTGTTGATGTTTAATGACTTAATTCCATACAATGCTCAAATGTTAGCAACTATTACACGTCATCAAGTTGGTACTGTTGAAAAAGCTATTCAAATTTTCCAACAATTGAAACTAATCGAGATTTTAGACAATGGTGCTATCTACATGTCTAATATTCAAAATTTCGTTGGAAAATCAAGTACAAATGCTGATAGAATGCGACTTCAGCGTGCCAAGCAAAAAGAGAGCGTACAAATGTTGAACAAATGTGCACCAGAGATAGAGATAGAGAAAGAGATAGATACAAATAAAGATATAGAGTTAAAGAAAGATATAGAACTAGAACAAGAAAAAGAGGAAAGATTTGTTGATGTAGTTGAAGCAAATCTTGGCAGAGGTCTTGTTAAGTTTGAATATGACATGATTAACGATTATCTAATTAATAAACATGTATCAAGAGAACTGTTCTTGGAAGCTGTAAAAGTAGCAGTTGCTAATAATGTCCGTAAGTTTAATTACATTGGACGAGTTCTTGATAATTGGCTTAACGAAGGTATTCAAACTGTCGAACAAGCCTATCAAGCCCAACGAGATTTTAAAGCAAAGAAAGCAAATCGTTATCAGAATAATCAGCAACCAACTAAAAGCAACGTCCCTGAATGGGTAGAAGAAGAATACAAACACGAAGCAACAGTAGACGAGCAAGCTAAGCTTGACGCGCTGAAAGCAGCATTTTTAGAGGAGTAAACATAAACATGAACGTAAAACAAACAATTTTAGAACAACACAAAACACTTGAACGAGTTAGACAATTGCAAAAGGAAATGCATGAAATCTGTATGTTTTCAGCAGGACTTGAAGCAATTGGGTTGGTTGATGTAGACCCTTTAATGGCAATCTCGCTCGATACGGTTCACAAGATTTCTCACGCTCTTGAAGATGTCCTGAACGGCGAAGACGCAGGCAAGACTTTACGTAATCACTTGACAGGCGGACGTTTTGAAGAAGACGAGGATAAAGACTAATGAAAATCGAACTATTACACGTCGTCAATGGTTATCGCAAGTTTCATCTTGGATTCTATGACGATATGCATCAAGCGATTAAAGCGCTCAAAAATCATGTATATGCTTATTCAGCTATTTCAGAACCACGCTTTAGAAAGTCAATGAGTGGAAATAGCATTCGCATTGATTATGGCGCTAAGACTTGCTACTACTTGCTGCAAGCTAGAAAGGTCAGCTAATGCAACGTGGATTATTTGGTGACTTTGATTATGATAATTGGTTAAGCACGTATGAGGACCATGAAGAAGTATTTCAGGGTGATGAAGACGAAGCTTATGACCGCTGGAAAGATGACCAGCTAGAAGATTGGTAAAGAGGAGAAAAAATGAAGAATAGTAAAAAGAAATATCTACATAGACAAAAGAAAAAAGGAGTTAAGCCAGAACAAGAAATCATCGAAAGAATTAATTTGTTTTCTGAACCTTCTAGGACAAAATTATTAGCCGATTTTAAAGAGGCGTCTCAGGATAAAACCCTGTTGAAATTTGAAAAGAAATACAAAAAAACGGTTTTCTTTGATTTTTACGCAATGTTATACGCTGCTGTCTTTGTCGGAGATTTAAAAAAATTACGTAAATTAAAAAACAAATCAGCACAAGACATTGATAGAATGCTTGGCTATACAATCGGCTATCCTATGGCTAGCTTAAAAAATACACTTAATAATCCCACAGGAAAGAATGTAAGAATTACGTTTGCGATTTATAAACGTATGGCACATCTGAACAATAGTAAGCCATTCAGCCAAATTCCAACTGATGAATTGATTGATGTCAATGAAATTTTTATTCGAGCTTTGACTATGCACGGCTATGAAATCCCGACAGAAGTCGATAAAGAAGCACTTGAAAACAGTGAAACTAATCAAGACAAAGAGAAAATGCAAGAGGAGAACGAAATGATTGAAACATATGAGCTAGTTATCAATGGTGAAATAGTATTTTTTGATAAAGAAAACTCAGCGCTTGACTTACTTAAGAAAATCAAAGAGCAAACAAATATCGAAGTCGAAGTATTTGAAACAATTAAAGAGCAATTAATTTAAGGAGCAGATTATGACAACAACAGAATTAACGCAAAGACAAATTACGTCAAGTGTGGCTAACCGAATTGAAGAAATGAAAGGCGAAGGCTTGCTAGTAGCGCCAAATTACAGTGTAAGTAATGCTCTAAGCTCTGCCTATTACGCTTTGACGAATTCAAATAGCGGCAATTTGCTAGGAAAATGTACGCAAGACAGCATTTACAACGCCTTGCTTGATATGGTTACACAAGGTTTAAGTCCAGCTAAAACTCAATGCTATTTCATTCCTTACGGGAACAAAGTCAAATTAACACGTTCGTATTTTGGAACGATGAAAGTCGTTAAACAGTTGCCTGAAGTCAAAGATATTTACGCTCAAGTGATTTATGAAGGTGATGACGTTGAAATTAAGAACGTCGAGGGTCACAAAGTGCTAGTGAAACACGATACTAATTGGCTGAATCAGGATAATCCAATCATCGGTGCTTACTGTATCATCGAAAAAAACGATGGTGAGAAAGTTTTGACAATCATGACCAAGAAAGAAATTGATAAAGCTTGGGCCCAATCGAAAAACAAGTCAATTCAAAACAACTTCCCGCAAGAAATGGCAAAACGTACTGTAATCAATCGTGCTGCTAAACAGTTCTTTAACACAAGCGACGACAATGACTTGTTCATTGACGCGGTCAATCGAACGACAGCGAACGAATATGATGACGAACGAAATGTCAAAGACATAACGCCAGAACAAGACGACAGTGAAAGCATTGACAGTTTCCTTGGTGAACCATTGCCAGAAGCTGCTGACGAAGAAACAAAACAACCTAAAGATGTGACACCAGTCGAAGACACCCCTCAGGAGTTCACAGAAGCCCCAGAATCGATCGAAATGTCTGAACCTGATAATTTACATGAACCAGAGCAAACAGAGCTATTTGAGCAGCTAGGAGACCTATATGACTAAACTAACAGATGAGAATTATTATCAAGACAAAACTTACTTGTCTAATTCACGATTTAAGCAATACATGCAATGTCAAGCTAAGGCTTACGCCGTTGATAATGGCGAATGGGTAGAAGACCGAGACGAGACCGCTCTTTTGGTCGGCAACTACGTACATAGCTACTTTGAATCCGAAAAGGTTCACGACGCTTTTGTTGAAGAAAACAAAGAAAAAATCATTGCCAAGACAGGTAAGAATAAAGGAAATCTTAAAGCTGATTTCGTTGTCGGTGAAAAAATGATTAACGCCTTGAAAGATGACGATAATTTTAACCGTCTATATCACGGCTATCCAAGTGATGATGTCAAAAAAGAAATGATTGTTATTGGTGAAATCGAAGGAGTGCCGATAAAAGGCAAGCTTGACAGTATCAACCTATCTCGCGGCTACTTTGTTGACCTGAAGACAATGAGGTCAATCTATAACGAAGAATGGAACGCAGACTTACGCAAGAAAATGCCAGCGGCAGTTAACAATATCTTGAATTTCGGTTATAACGGACAGCTTGCTCTCTATCGTGAGCTACTGAAACAGATGACAGGGCAAGAGTTTAGGCCACTTATCGTTGCTGTTTCAAAAGAGAACGTTCCTGACAAGGAATTTATCAAAGTTGATGAAAATTGGCTTGAAGAGGGTCTTGACTATATCAAAGACAATGTCAAAGAAGTCTGGGACGTCATTCAAGGTAAGCAAAAACCTAAAAAATGCGGTCATTGCGACTATTGCAAAGCTCAAAAGAAACTTTCTAAACTTATTAGCTTAAATGACATGATAGGAGATTAAAAACATGCAAATGGAACACGTTACAGATAGCGTCGCTATCTATTCGGACGGAACTAACTTGCAGGTCATTCATGACCTTGGCACTGAATTCGTTTTAGATTTCAAACTTGAAAAAGAACCAACTTTCAACATTGATGTTTTAGGTAAGACAGACTACGCTTATCACCTAAAACCATTCTTTAGTGTTTCTGGGTTCTGCTCAAAGGGCGAAGCTGACCTTCATCGATTACGTTGGGCAATCTTGCAATTTCAGGAATTTGAGCAATACTTAACAGATAATCAAGCAGAAATGCTTGAATGGTATTTCAATCCGAAGGGAGAAACAGAATGATTGAGTTTGTTAAAGAAGCAGGAATGGCGTTTGTTTGGTTGTTCTTAGGTTATCTATTGGGTGAACGCCAAAGTAAAAAATAAGCCTCGGAATCGGCTCAAAAAGTGACCTAGAAAGTACGTGTCGGTTAACAGGACGACATGTAAAGAATTTCAGCGGGCGCAAGTCCTACTCACACAATTTAAAACGTGCCCGCTTTTGTTTTTGAGGAGAAAAAAATGAAAGAAGAACTTATCAAAATGACGCAAGCTGATTTTGAGGCTTACGCAAAACATAAAATTTCAGAGCACCTTGAACTTGAACCAAATGATGTCTACATGGTTTGGTTTAATTACACGCTTAGCAATATGAAAGGGTTGTTTAGCTTTGACAGCGAGAAAGCTTATCCGATGAGCAATCCAAACTCAAAATTGCCTGATTATGTGGAAGTAACTTATAACAGCAAAACACACGAGTTTTATTTTGATTGGTACACCAAAGAACGTCAAGAAGTCACTCACGTCGCTTTTGAGATTCCGGGGCTTACTGATGGAATTTGAGTTTATTTTATCGAATACCAAGAAACAAAAACAGATGTTAAACGCCAATGACCGTCCGCACTGGACGCAAAAGGCCAAAATCACCGCATTTTTACGTGATACAGCCGCTAGAGCAGGTCGGCAATGTAATTGTACCCCCTACTCAAAAAAGCGCCCCTGTGGCCTTGTAGTGACGATTTACGCCCCTACAAAAAGACGGCTTGACCCACCCAATTTTTATCCGACAGTAAAAGCGCTTGTTGATGGATTGACAGACGCCGGAATCTGGACGGACGATAACTCGGAAGTC